GGCAGGATCAATCAACGTTGTAATCCCCGGTGAGGGAATTAAGTGCGATACAAACATTTCTGCGGTTTGTGCGGCATCTACAACAGCAGTGGTGTTCTATGGCTGAAGCAAAGCAAGCAGTTCTGGCAGGGCGTAAGCTATTCATAGCTATCCCTGCGTATGACGGCAAGATCAATATTAAACTCGCGTACAACATTGCGGCGTTAATGCCCAAGGCTATGCAGTTGGGTGTTGCCGTTAATATGGGCGATGTGTCTGGGTGCTCAATCATCACTATGGCTAGAAACCAATTGGTGCATGAGTTTCTCAAGTCCGACGCCACAGAGCTGCTGTTTATTGATTCCGATGTGATTGCTACGGCAGACGACATCCTGCGCTTGATGGCGCAAAGTAGTGGTAAAGACATTACTGCTGGTATGTACCCACGCAGATCCAAAGACAGAAACTTCTTTGCTGATCTGTACTTTAATGAAAACCAAGACTTAGAGTTTGATGGTTCATTGATGCGTTTAAAGCGCGTTGGTACAGGCTTTATGTTGATTCAACGCCATGTCCTAGAGACAATGGTTGTAGCTCACCCAGAGTGGTTCTACGACTACAAGGGCGAGAGCATTTGCAGTGTGTTTGATTTTCAGATCAAAGACAGTCACTACCTTGGCGAGGACTATTTGTTCTGCGACCGCGCTGCTGAGCATGGCTTCAAGATTTATGCGGATGTAGACATCAGTCTCCCGCATGTTGGCACAGATACGTTTGAAAATAACTTCCGTGAAGAGGTTGTAATGCCTTTACTGGAAGCTATCCGTAAGACTAAACTGAAAGTAGCAAATGGCTAAATCACCAGCATGGCAGAGAAAAGAAGGCAAATCGGAGAAGGGTGGGTTGAACGCCAAGGGGCGTGCTTCCTACAACAAAGCCAATCCCGGCAAGCCGGGGCTGAAAGCTCCTCAGCCAGAGGGCGGCTCACGCCGCGACTCTTTCTGCGCAAGGATGACTGGCATGAAAAAGAAACTGACAAGCGAGAAGACGGCCAAAGATCCGAACTCACGCATCAACAAGAGCCTGCGGGCTTGGAACTGCTGAAATGAGCGAACATTCAGAAACCGCTAAACACGTTGTCGACGCTTTGTCGATAATGACCGTTGTAGGAACCCTAGTCGAGATGTTGCCGTCTGTAGCTGCCATATTTACAATTGTGTGGACTGGCATCCGCATCTGGGAAACTGAGACAGTTCAAAATTTGCTTGGTAGGAAAGGCAAATCAAATGCCGAGTAGTTCCAAAAAGCAACACAATTTCATGGCGGCTGTGGCTAAAAATCCAGCTTTTGCCAAGAAGGTCGGAGTCCCACAATCCGTGGGCAAAGAGTTTAACCAAGCGGACAAGGGCCGCAAATTTTCTAAAGGTGGCGATATGAAACACGAAGACGTGAAAATGGACAAGGGCATGATGCAGAAGGCCGTGAACAAACACGAAGGCCGTTTGCACAAGGGTCAACCTATGACTAAATTGTCTGCTGGCGGCTACACACGCGCCGCTGATGGCTGCGCACAGCGCGGTAAGACAAAAGGCACCATGATTAAGATGAACATGGGCGGCAAAGCCTGCTAATACCATGATGGCCAGCCGTGGAATGGGAGCCATGCTCCCATCTAAAATGCCCAAAGGCGTGAAAAAAGCACGCCGAGACGACACTGACTTCACGCAGTATGCTGAAGGCGGCAAAGTCAATGCTGCGGGTAACTACACCAAACCTGATTTGCGCAAGAAGATTGTGTCTCAGGTCAAGGCGGCAGCAACCCACGGTACAGGTGCAGGCCAATGGTCGGCCCGTAAAGCACAACTTGTTGCCAAGAAGTACAAGGAAGCTGGTGGGGGTTACAGAGATTGAAAGCTCCTCAGAAATCTCTCAAAGACTGGGGCGACCAAAAGTGGCGCACTAAGTCTGGCAAACCGTCAAGCAAGACGGGTGAGAGATATTTGCCTGAAGCAGCTATTAAGTCTTTGTCACCATCAGAATACGCAGCTACAACTCGTGCCAAACGTGCGGGCAAGGCGGCGGGTAAACAGTTTGTGGCTCAACCCAAAACTATTGCAAAGAAAACGGCAGGATTTAGATGACCACCACCGGCTCAACTCTCTTCAACATGGACTTCACGGAGATCGCCGAGGAAGCTTGGGAGCGTGCGGGCCGTGAAATGCGTTCTGGCTACGACCTGCGTACAGCGCGTCGTTCAATGAACCTGATGACCATTGAGTGGCAGTCCAAGGGTATCAACATGTGGACTATGGAGCAGGGGATCATTAACCTGACTCCGGGTTTAGCAACCTATGCCCTGCCAACAGACACAATTGATTTGCTTGAGCACGTTATTCGTACTGGGTCTAACACTGCGTCAACACAAGCTGACCTAACAATTACACGTATTAGTGTTTCTACCTATGCCACTATTCCAAACAAGCTACAACAAGCTCGTCCAATTCAAGTGTGGATTCAAAGACTTTCTGGTGAAACCAATCCAACAGCTTTGGTTCTTGACGGAGCCCTCAGTTCCACGGACACAACGATCACGCTTAACTCGGTGGTTGGGTTAGCGAACGCTGGTTTTATCCGCCTTGGTACGGAAGATATTTACTACACCTACGTCTCTGGTAATACTTTGGGTGGTGTGTTCCGTGGCCAAAATAATACAACCGCTGCTTCTCAAGCCGATGGCACTGCGGTGTTTGTTCCCCAGCTTCCAGCTGTGACTGTCTGGCCTACACCTGATAACTCAACACCCTATCAGTTCGTATACTGGAGACTGCGCCGTGTTCAAGATGCTGGCGCTGGTATGGAAACAGCTGACATGAACTTCCGTTTCTTGCCATGTTTGGTGGCAGGTCTGGCGTATCACATTGCCATTAAAGTGCCTGAGTTGATGCCACGTATCCAGATGCTCAAGCAGATTTACGACGAGACATTTGAGGTTGCAGCAGGCGAAGATCGCGAAAAAGCAGCAGTGCGGTTTGTGCCTAGGCAGATGTTTATTGGAAGCGGCGGGGGTTACTGATGGGTAATCGTTTCGCATCCGGCAAGATAGCGATTGCTGAATGTGATCGCTGTGGCCAGCAGTTTCGCTTAAAGCAGCTTAGAACTGAGATTATTAAGCAGCGCAAATATGAGTTGTTAGTTTGCCCTGAGTGTTGGGATCCCGATCAACCGCAGTTGATGCTTGGCACGTTCCCAGTAGATGATCCGCAAGCTCTACGCAACCCACGCAGAGACACAACTTATGTGACTTCTGGTGTAAACGTAAACGGTAATCTGTCTGGTGGTTCACGAGACATCCAGTGGGGCTGGTATCCGGTAGGCGGGGCTAGTTTAAATGACGCAGGATTGACGCCAAATAATTTGGTGGCAACCACATTTGTTGGTACAGTATCAATATCTTGAAGGAGATTCAAATGGCATACACACGATCAGCTGACGGCATCGCCAAAAAAGGCAAAACTGTTGGTAAAAACTACGGCGATAGCGGCCCTACTGCTAAAGAAACCATGGGCGGTAAAAAGACTAAAGGCGTGACTGGACAAGCCATGCGTGCAGTTGGTCGCAACATGGCCCGCGCTAACAACCAAAAGTGAGGCTGACATGGCTAACTACAGCAAAAAGATGATGGGTAAAGAAGTTGGCGATGCCAAAGTCTATGCCAAACCACACACCATGACGGGCAAAGAAGTTAAAGCTTCTACAAACCCCGGTAAAGAACCTAACCGCAGTAAGCTAGACACTTACGACGTGAGCATTGGTGGTATCAGCAAGTCAGCTGGTAATGAGCCAACAAAGACCAGCGGCATCAAAGTGCGCGGTACAGGCGCAGCCACTAAAGGTTTGATGGCACGCGGCCCTATGGCTTGAGGAACACATGAACTACGCCGAGCTTGTCGTTGCGGTAAGTGATTACTGCGAGAATTCTTTCCCAACCACTGACATGGATATTTTTATCCGTCAGGCGGAGCAGCGCATTTATAACACTGCGCAGCCTGCTAACTTGCGAAAGAATGTGACGGGCGTACTAACCACCGGCAATAAGTATCTCCAGTGCCCATCAGACTTCTTGTCTGTATATAGCCTGTCCGTATACCCGTACAACACCACAACTGCGACCGGTACATCTGGTGAGAAAACAATCGTAGTTGCAAGCACTACAGGTATTGCAGCGGGTCAGCAGGTTACGGGCACAGGCATTGGCACTAACGCTCAAGTGCGTAGTATTGCCGGTACAACCATTACATTGACTGTCGCTAATAGCGGCACAGTGTCAGGCTCTGTTGTGTTCCAAGGTGACTATCTTTATCTGCTGAACAAAGACGTTAACTTCATCCGTGAAGCGTATCCTTTGTCTGCGTTTGCTTCTGAGCCTAAGCACTACGCCATCTTTGGCCCTCGCTCAGACGATGTGAATGAGTTGACGTTCATTGTTGGCCCGACACCTAGTTCAGCTTATTACGCAGAGTTGCATTATTACTACTATCCCGAATCTATCGTGGATGCTGGTACAACATGGCTGGGTGATAACTTTGATTCTGTGTTGCTGTACGGCACGATCTGCGAAGCTCTTGTGTACATGAAGGGCGAAGGCGACATGGTCAAACTGGCGCAAGATCGCTACGTTCAAGCTATTGCTTTGTACAAAAACCTCGCAGACGGCAAACAAAGAGCCGATGCGTACCGCGACGGACAAGTTAGGGTTGCTGTTTCATGAGTTACATCTTACAAACCCAAACAACCAGCTTCAAGAGGGAGTTGTACACGGGCGTTCACGATCTATCTACGGATGTTTTGTACATCGCCCTGTACACCGCCAATGCAAATTTAAACGAAGCAACTACCGTTTACACAACTGCCGCAGAAGTTACCGGTGGTGGTTATGTAGCCGGTGGCATAGTCTTGACGGGCGTTACGATTAACTCGTCTGGGTTCACAGCTTATGTTGACTTTGCTGATGTGGTGTTCAACGCATCGGTGACAGCTCGTTGTGCTTTGATTTACAACGTAACGCAGGGTAATAAATCTATTGCCGTGTTGGACTTTGGCTCTGACAAAACATCTACCAATTTCACAATCACAATGCCAGCTAATACAGCAACGGCGGCGCTGATTCGTTCTTCTAATTAAGGAGTCAATATGACCACAGAAAAACTCAAAGTAACTGACCAAATGTCGAGTGGTCTTATTGCAGGCACTCAGTCTGGCGAACAAGCCAAAGCAACAGGCGTTTACCATGTTGAATGCCGTGATAAAGACGGCAACTTGAAGTGGTCTGCTGACACCAAGAACTTAGTTGTTAATGCTGGTTTGGCTTATATGGCCGGTACTGCTTTGACTTCCGTGGCCCAGATTACCACTTGGTATATTGGCTTGTATGGCGCTGGCGCTTCCAACACTCCTGCTGCTACAGACACAATGTCTTCCCACATTGGCTGGACTGAAGTCACGCCTTATAGCAACTCCACTCGCGTGGCCGCTACTTTTGTTACAGCAACGACTGCAAACCCATCTGTGGTGACCAACGCTGCTTCTCCAGCTACATTTAACATCAATGCCACATCAACTGTTGGCGGTGCATTCTTGACAAGTGGAAGTGCTAAAGGCGGTACGACTGGTACGCTGTTCTCTGCGGCTGACTTCTCGTCGCCCGGTGACCGTTCGGTTGTTTCTGGCGACATCATTTCTGTAACCTATACATTCAGTTTAGCTGCTTGAGGTCTAAATGGCTGAAGGCGGCTGGGGTTCTGGCACATGGGGTCAGACGGGCTGGGGTAATTCAGCCTATGACCGGGTTGTTGATGAGACTGCAACAGGTACGGACGCGCCTACAGCAGCAATAAGTGTTGGGGCTTCGGTTGCTGAAACTGCCACGGGGACGGATGCTGTATCAGCTTTGGTACAGGTCAACGCGGCGGTTACGGAAACGGCTACAGGTACAGACGCAGTAAACGCAACAGCGGCATTTGGGTCTTCGGTCAGCGAAACGGGTACGGGTAGTGATGCCGTAACAGCATTGCTCACGATGAGTGTCTC